ACCGGGGGAGAGATCAAGATCACTCATTGGATTCTTCAACTTTCTGTGCAAGGTCAAGTAGATAACGCTCTGCGAGGGCTAGACCCTGAATAATCCCGCAGAGTTTTTGGTACTCTTCAAAAGTACGACACGAACCGCCAGCCAAGTCATCGGCATAGTTGTTCATGTCAGTGCGTATTTTTTCACGTAATACGCGTACGAAGTCTTGAATCATGATTTAGGCTCGCGTTGTTTGCTGCTATTTGAGAGCGCAGCAGTACGCGCTTGTAAATCCATCTGGGCTTTACTCTTTGCGATGTCAGCACCAATTTGGATGCCAGCACGTTCTTGTTCAAACTGTTGCTTGAATTCGCTCTCTTTGATTTGCGCACCTGTGCGAAGAGCTTCCAACTCCAGTTTGCCGCTGACTTCTTGCTCTTTCAAAGCCTGTGCATCGGCTTTGGCTGCAGCGTCCATCATGATCTTTTGTTTCTTCAACTCTAGCTCTTGGCCTTTGAGTTGGAGTTCTTGCATCTGTATCTGCATGATCGGGTCTTGCATCTGTTGTTGTGCCTGCATCTGCGCAGCCTTGGCTTTGTTCTGCATCATCACTTGGTTGGCCGCTTGAGCCATCATGCCGGACAACGCGATCTCGACCTGTGGTGGCAACTTCTCGTCTTCGGGAGGCAAAGGCATACCCAACTGCTGCTCGATCTGCTGGCGCATCTGGTAACCGACGTGCTCTGCAATGTGTGCAGTGATCGCACCCATGATCTTGGGAGCCTGTGGGTTTTGGCCAATGAACTGCATCATCATCGGGTCTTGCATCAGCATCATGTGTACTTGGATATGCGCTGCGTGATCCTGATGTAAGAACGCCTTAAGCGGTTTACCCTTAAGCGCATTCTGGTTCTCCTGCACTGGGTCAATTGGCTTCTGATCGTCTTCAATCGGCACAAGCTTCTCAGCGTTCTTGATGCCCAAGACATTGAGCATGCCTCTGTGGAGTTCTGGCAAGTTGTAAATGTCCGGAGCCATCTGCGCCATCTGAATGACGGCTTGATACTGGATAACGCGCTGAGACATGGTCGCAGCGTTGGGGTCTGACACGGGGATAACGTCCACCAAGTCATAGTCGGCTTTCTTGGCTTTGCGAGTGCCGTACTCGGGTGTGTATGTGTAGTCTGGGTCGGTGTAGTCACGGATGATGTTCTTCAAGAGTTTGAACTCTTGCTTCAATGCAAAGTGCACACGAGCCTGCACCGCAGTCATCACTTTTAACTGACGCTCCAAGAGAGCCAGCGTTGTGCCCACGGGCGCGTTTGCGCTCATATCAGACACTTTCATATCCGCCGTTGCTGCAAAACGTCGGCCTTCGTCAACAATTGTCTGCATTAAGTTAAACAACGTAGCGCTTGGCTCCTTGTACGGGAGCGGCAAGATGTTGTCACGGATCGTGCCCGAGCCAACGTCTACATCACGGAACTCTCCGGGTGCGATTGGTGTGTCGTCACCTTTGATTCGCAGGCCGCGTGTCTTGAGTCCACCGGGCAGATTGCTGAGTGTTCCTGCATCGACAAGCTGGCGCATGAGGGACGTAGCGGATTTAGCAAAGCCTCCGATAAGATGGAACAGCCCGAAGCCGTAAGCTCCAAAACCCGGAATATATTGGTAGTGAACGAAGTGCTGGCGCTTGAGTCTGAGGTCATCTTCTTCCTTCCAGTTGCGGCGGATTGACAGGATGTCGTTAGAGCCTTTAATCAGCGTGACAACGTACGGTAGCATGATGCCGGTCTCTTCACCAGAGTCGTCTTTGTCTTCGTAACCTTCAAGGTTCAAGTCAACGTGGCACTCATACAGGGTGTAGCGGTCGTCGTTCAAATCACTAAAGCCTGTCTCTTTGTCCTTGGCTTTCTGAATGTCTGTCAAGTCTCTGGGCGCATCAGGCAACTCAACGTCAATGTAAAAACCTGCTTGCTGAAGCTTGATGATCTCGTTCTTGGTCTTGCGCATGACGTGCGTGATGCGATAGCAAGTATCCAAATCCGTTGTGCCGTACGGCAGATACATGTCTTCCGCAGGAATAAACATAGACACTTGACGTCCCAAATTGGGATCATAGTAGACCTTTTTAAACGCTGAGCCTGTGGCTGGCAATGACCAGAGCATGCGCTCATGTTCAGCGCGGTACTCCGTCATGACCTCCGTCAACTCGTAGTTCATGTCGTCTTCAACGTTAGACGCAACTTCTTTCATCTCTGGCGTTTCTTTGCCGATGAGTTTGCTACGCACAGGGCCTCGGGCTGGGAACGTTTCGGTGATTGTCTCTGCTTGGAAGCGCACAACCGCTTCTGTAATCATGGGGTGGAACACACCACAAGCGCCATTCCACGGCTCTGTGCGCTCTTCGATCTGCAGGCCCAGCAGCTTCAGACCATCAACGTACGTCTTCTCCCAATCCTTGCGGCCATTCTTGTCGTTGTCAATGTCAGACACCAAGTCACCAGCTAGCGACTGCAAGGCACCACTCTTTATGTACTCGGCCAAGTTGTCATCAAAGCCTTCTTCATCGGGGTCTTCTTTGCCAATGGTGATCTCAATGCCATCCATACCAATGGTGACTTCTTCGGGATCAACGATCTCGATCTCAAGGGGGGACTCTTGTTCGCCCAGCGCGTCGATGCCCATGGGTTGTTGGTACAGAGCTTTGTCGATGTTCGTTGCCATGTGTGTTCCTAGTAGTATTCGTGTTTCCTACGGCGAAAGATTTCAAGCTCATCTTTCTCGTCGGTGTCTAGACTGATAAAGCCGCCTTGCCTAAAGCGTAGCAGCGCCTGTGTTGTCGTATCCACGTAGTCGTCGTGCTCCCCAACTGGGAACGCGGCCACTTCTTCAATCACTTCCCGTGCCCAGCGTGTGTCGGGTGCCCAGACTTTACCACTGCTAAATAAATCTGCAACCGCGTTCATTCGCACCATCTTGTCGTTACCGCGACTGGGGGAGAACTCTTGGACTGGGATTCCCAACGCCCGCAGTTCTTGAATCAACGGCCCCCCTGATGCCTTTTTCTCCACAATAAACGCATCAGGTTCCCACTCCTTGTATTGCTTAAGCGCCACCACCTTAAGCTCAGGGAAAGCCATACGATCTTTAAACGCATCCAGTAGGATAAGCTGGGGGGAGTCATTCTCTTCCTCGTTGTAAAAGATGCCCCATGTTGTGCAGGCGGAATAGTCGGATGTGTTCTTGGTCTCAAACGCAGTATCCCAAGACTGAATGATGTAGTCACAAGTTGGCGGTTCATCCGCCTCCCAAATACGCCACATCTTTCTGGACACGATGGCCGAGTTCTCCGCGGTAGGCTGCTGCATGTACTGAGCGTTCCAATACCTTGGGTCGATGGATGCCTTCGTGGATTTCAACGCTTCAAGCGACCACTGCTCTGGCCACAGGGACTTTTCGTCATCCTCGCCTTCGTTCAAAATGGCTGGCAACTCCACGATTTCCCAAGGGATAGCCTCCGGGTTCTTTGTTTGGTAGTCAATCAGGCGCCCAGTCAGGTCTAGGAGCGACCAACGGGTCATCACAATGATAATCCCACCACCCGGCATCAAACGCTGCAGTGGGCCCGTTTGGAACCAAGACCAAGCTGTATCAAACGCGAGTCTAGAGTTAGACTTTACGTCCTGTTCCGAGTGAGGATCGTCAATAACGAACAGATCAGCACCACGACCAGCAAGAGCGCCCCCGACACCAGCAGCATAGTACTGACCCCCAGCGCTTGTAGACCACTTACCGGCAGCCTTCTGGTCATCTGCCACCATTGTTTGGGGGAAAACTTCACGGTATTCATCAGAATCAATCAAGTTACGTATCCGGCGCCCAAAGTCTTCAGACAGACCTGCAGTGTGCGTGCCCATGATGATCTTCTTCTCAGGATACTTACCTAGAAAGTACGCAGGAAACAAGTAAGACGAGAACTCAGACTTACCCATACGAGGCGCGATGTTGATAATCACACGCTTCTTGCGGCCTTCTACGACATCGGTGAAGATTTTTGCTAGTTTTTTGTGATGGGGGCCAACTTTGAAATTGGGGTATACCGCTGTGGCAAACCCCAGCATGTTGGTACTGGCTGCTTTTAGGCTGGCGCGTTTTTCCCGAAGCTCCAAGTCGTCAAAGAGTTCCATCTTCTCCTGCACGGACATGTAAGGCAAAGCCTTCCCCATGGCCTCAAGCTCAATCTTACTGAGTGTTGTAAAAGCGTCACGCTTCATTGGAGTTTTCTTCACTTACGTCGATCACATCGATCACACCCATGAACCGGTTGAGCTTGTCTTTGATCCGCGCTTCCAACTCGGTGTCTGACATTTCTGTCTTCTTGACCTCAATTTGTTCGGTAAAAAGCCCCACCTCTGTGACTTTGCCTAGGGCAACCAGCGCTTTAAGGCGCACATTGGCGTTTGGGTGTTCGGTTTCTTCTACCAGCTTGGCCACTGTGTAGCCACGAATTTGTTTAGCTTGCTGTACAAATTCCCAGTCATAGGCGGAAAGCATACCGACTAAGCGCTGCACGGCTTCTGGCGTTTTGATATTTGCCAGAGAGGTATGCGTCATTTCCGCAGGTTTGGCAGTGACGATGTTGGTAAAAGCAGTACGTGCTGCTTGGCTTTGGTGCTCATTGACCAAAGTATCTGTGTCCACAGCGCCCAGTTCTTTCAACCAGTCGACTGTGTTGGACATTCCATCCACGGCATCTGCTGGGTCAGTCTTCTCCATAGGGACGAAGTTACCCGGGTGCTCCTGCACCTCTGGCTCGAAATTGATTAAGTGATCTAACATTCTGCGCATAAGCCCTTGAACCTGCGATGTAGATAATGTACACTTAAATCGAGTGGGTGCGCAAGCGCTTGCTTTCTCCTTGATGGTTTCAGTTGCCATCTTTGCCCCGGATCGAAAGGTTCGGGGTTTTTTTTCGTCTGCACAGAGGGGAGTCTAACGTTAGACAAAGGTATTTCTAAATTTTTATAGAATTTTTGTAATGAGTACTTTGGTTTGTAGGAATTTGTGATCTGGATTTGAGGTGTGTACTAAGGTTCTACAAAGTTTGCTGTGCGGTTATGGAACAGTGTTCGTATGTGACGGCAGGGGGTATCGTTTATTTGGCTTGGTGGGGGTAGGGTGGGGGTCAAAAACCGCCAAAAACACCCCAAAACAGGGTCAAAGTGACCCGAAAATGCCCCGAAAACACCCCGAAAAAGGCTCTCGATGCCTATCAAAACAGGGTGTATGCACAATAGAAGTTGTCTAAGGTAGTCAGCCCTAGGCAATTCAATCAACCTCAAGGAGAAAACAACATGACAAACAAAGCAAAAGCATTTAGCACACTCAACACATTCGCTGATTCACGCATCAAGCTCATCAAGGGCATGCAAGATGCAGGGTATGCGACAGTCGAGGCGTGCAGACCCATTGTGATCGAATGGGCTTGCGAGAAAATGGGCGTGGGCAAGGAGGGTTTCAAGGTGCATGAAGTCACAGGCAAGGTGTCCCTCATCACGAGTCACCCGAAGTACGAGTCCACGAAGACTGTGGTGCGTGACACGATGCACATGATCGAGGGAACTACGCGCAGGGCGTCGAGTGGCAAGAAAGAAGCCGATGATCCTGTTGCGAAAATCATCAAAGCCTTTGGCAAACTCACCCCTGCACAGCAACGCAAAGCCTTGGCGGTTCTCGTTGCATGATTTTCGGGTCACTGTGACCCGATTTTTTCTGCGAGCCCGAGAGAAAGAGCTTCTCTCGGTGTTTCGTTTCTTGTCTATTCATTTTTAACCCCAAGGAGATTCTCATGTACTCAATCATCGTTCGCGCAGGTGGCTACAACCACGACTACAAAGCAAACTCAGCGTGTGACGCTTACACCCTGTTCCATGCCCTGACCAAAACCTTTCTCCATGTAGAGATGTGGCTCGGTGCTGACATGGTTCAACAATACAAAAACTGCTAAGGA